ATGAGAAACTTTATTGTTGAGACCGATAAGTACTCTGACAAGGAAGCTCCTAGCAGAGATGAAATCTCCAGAATTGATGCTCAACGTGCTGTATATGCTTGGATTGACAAGCACTATCCTCGCGACAAGGATGGAAAGCGTCCTACCATTGAGATTACTGGAGAATTGAAGACTTTGTTCTCTCACTTTGAAAAGGTAATGAATACTCGCTTGAAATTTATGAATGAAGAAATTAAGAAGATGGAGAAAGCTAAGCAAACTTTGCCTAAGAAGCTTCTTGATTCTCGTGATAAGGTTCAAAAGCACATTGACCAAAAGAAGGCTAGTAATACTTTTGTCCATACTAATGTGATGGAATACAATAGTTATGGCTTCCCAAAAGAAAAGCTTTGGTAAAATTTTAAAAATCAAATAAAAAATAAAAAATTTTAAAAATCAAATAAAAAATATAAATTTTTAAAAATCAAATAAAAAATATAAAATTTTAAAAATCAAATAAAAATTATCGATATATTTACATATATCAATAACTATTTTATATCTAAAAATATTTTTTAATTTTAAAACTACTTGTCTTGAGTAATAATGTATCTTCATGATATTCTAAGTAATGCTTGATAGGAACATATAAAAATTCTTTTAAAGAAGAAGAACTCCATTCTATTTCTATATTATCATATTTATTATTAATAAATACCGTATGTAATATATTTTTAACAGATACATCATATTTCATTGATAAATCAATAATATTTGTACATTTTTCTTTTATTTTTTTTATAATATATATTTTTAATTCTTTTTCAATATGATCACGAAAAATTCCAAATAGTTCTCCTTCGTGATTTTGAAATTGAGAAACATTTAATTTTAGATGAAATATATTATCTGTTTCTTCTTCTAAAATAAACAATCCATATATATAAATATGAATATCTATATATCGATCAAAACCAAAATGGGAAGTTTCGTGAAAAGATATCATCTAACTACACTTTAACAAGATAACTTTATTACTAAGATAAACTTAAATAGTTATAATCCTAAAAAGTACGAAAATAAAATAAAAATAAACCAAAGGTAAATTAATAAAAATTATTATTTATTTAATGTAAAATAACATTCAATTTTTTTTTCAGAATGTTTTTTACTAGGGTCTTTTCTTTTTTCTTTTTTTTCTTCTATCTCTCTTTTATTTGTACATATATTAAATGTTTTACGATGATATTGAGTGATACCGTATTTTTTTATAGCATCTATATGATTTTGTGTTCCATATCCACTATTATTAACCAAATCATATTTTTCTAGATCAGTAAATGATTGAACTAATTTTTCAATATATATATCTTTATATGTTTTCGCTAAAATAGAAGCGCAAGCAATACTTAAATAAGTATCATCTCCTTTGATAACACATTCATGCTCAATAATTTCATCATTATCATCTATAAATTTTCGAAAACGATTACCATCAACTAATATTTTATCAATCTTAGTATTGGAATTTATTTTTTTTACAACATCATGCATGCCTTCCAATGTTGCATTAAGAATATTTATTTCATCAATCACATTATTTGATTTCTGTATTACTTCATAAAATAAAACATGTTTTTCAATAAATTCTTTTGCTAAGATTCTCTTTTTTTTAGATAATTTTTTAGAATCTTTAATTACAATGGTGGCATTTCTCTTTTTTCCTTCATTTTCTTTATCAATTAATTCCTGAATATTGGATGGTAAAATAACACCAGCAATAAATACAGGTCCAAATAAACAACCACGGCCTGCTTCATCGATACCTAATTCAATTTTAGATTCATCTTGATATGGTAATAAATTCATTTTTATGAATAATTATCTTATTTAAATTGTATATAATTAATTTAATTTGTTTAAATAGAAAAGAAATCATTTTCTAATTTTTTATTATTATAATATTTTTGTATATTTCGTTTTAGCACAACATCCATCTTTCATGCAGCTTTCCATGGGAGAGCAATCGCTATCTTTAGAGCATGGTGCTTTTAATCCACATTTAATGCATCGTTGACTTAAACATAAATCTTGATTTTGACAAAATTGATTTCCATAACAATATTTATTACTAAAATATTCAAAATCATTTTTTTGTTGATTCATGTATAAATAATAAAAAATGATTAAAACTACTATCAAAATAATAATAAATGCAATAAATTCTTCTTGAGACATTTAATTATACTATATATTACATAAAAATGTAAATCATATTATAAAATTTGTAAAAAAATAAAAAAAAATTAAAAATAAAAGTACTAGTATTGATTTTATTGTTAATGGTAAAATATTTAAAAAAAATATTAATAATTAACAATAAATAAAAAATTATTTTTATTTTTTAACATATTATATCAAATGAATTTAATTTTAAACCAAGTAAAAAATATTATTCAAGAAGAGGAAAAAATAAAACAAACTTATATAAATTTATCCAATACAGTTAAAGATTCTCAATCTTATACAAATGAAAACTTACTTTTTTTAGAAATTCGTTTAATTCATATTTACACTCTTCATTTTTATTTGGATTCACATCCAATAGCTACATTTGTTCAAAATATTCATTCTAAAATAATTTATTCTAATTTTATTGAAAATAAATTTACTAAAAGGCTATGTGATCAGCTTTATAGTATTTTACAAAATTGTAAAAAATATTTTGAAGAAATGGAAGATCATTCATTGGAAAATACAGTAAACTTTATTCATTATTATCTTTATGTTTTACGAATAGCTTATTTTACATCATTTGATGTAAATTACTTAAAAGACATGGATTGTCTACAAGAAAAACTTGGACTCTTTCTAATTTTTGATTGCTTTGATAAATAAAAAATAAATAATGAATAGGAAAAAAATGATTATTAAATACTAATAAACATTATTACTGATTAATATATACTTAATATAGCATATATAAATTTTATTAAATTTCAATGAATCATATTATGCAGAATCTTCTATTGGATTATGCATATCAAGATACAAAATATACTTATAAAAAAACAGAACAGAAAATAAAAATTTCTCAAGAATTGAATACTATTTTATATGAGATTTACTTATTATTACATCATAATATAGTATATTCAAAATATTCAGTTCAACCTATTCTTCAAATTATTTTTACAAAGATACAATGGAGTTTCCAATGTTATATAGAATTATTACAAGAACATTTCTTAGATTTTCAGAACACTCATACTAGCGTAAATATGGAAAAAATAATCTATAATATATATGAATTATTTTTATTTTATTTCTTATTACTTCCTCCTACTAAAAATGAAATATACGCACAAAGTATTCAATTTTACAGTTATTTTTTAAGATATGCTTTTTTATGTACAAATAGTAAATTTTATCAAGATCAATTAATGAGTATTTATCAATAAATGCTTACTTAGATGACTCTGTATCTCCTTTCCATCCTCGAATTCCATTTTCAAATTCTACAATATTGTAATACCCAAGTTTATTTAATTTTTTAATTAATTTTTCGGAAGCATCACAATCTTTATTATAGCAATAAACAATTATTGGTACTTGTTTATTACTTTCTTTCATTTTTTTAGCCTTAACTATTTTTTTCATTGTAGTATCAGTTAATGTTTTATTATAAGGTAAGTTAAATGCACCTTTAATATGTTTTTTATCATAATATTCTTTTGGTAATGCGTCAATAACTATACATTTTGTACGGTGTTTTTCAACAAAATCATTATCTACATGACAAATTAAAGGCTGTGTAAATAAATCTTTTTTCCATTCTTTTTTTTTATCATTCCAATATAAAAAATGAATGTGTCGGTTGTACACTTTTCCACTTAAACTAATATAAATTTGAGGACATTGTAAAAAAATTCTAGCATTACCTTTACTATCTACTTTGGTCACTCCTGAATTAGGTAAGTTACCATAAGCATCTTCAAACTTTTTCAATGGACTTGTTAATAATCGTTTTTGAGCACCAAAATAAAAAATTGTACTATTGGGTTTTAAACCATGAATTTCTTTGGAAGGTGATCCTTTTTTATGATAATATTTATCAGTTTTAGGTACTCGTTCTTCAATAAAATTTTGAATATGTGCTTTATAAATACCATTTTTTATAGGTTTTTCTTTACAAGAAAAACAAGCTTTCATTCTATATAATTTATGAAAATATTTTTTTCTTTATCAGAATAAAAAGAAATAAAAAGAAATAAAATTAAAAAATAAAGAATAAGTAGATAAATTTATAATTATGTATTTATCTACGATATAAATTACAATCTTTACATACTTTATCGGGACCATCATGGGGACCACAACCTGCATAATCATATTCCCAATTATGATCACATAGTTCATATATAATATCTTCTATATTTTCAATATCTTGTCTGCTTTTTTCAACCATTTTTAAATAATTAGTCACTTCATGATATTTTTGAATAATTTGTTGTTTATATTTTTCTAATTCAAGTGAACGATTAAGTTTTTTTTCTAATGTATCACTTTTTAATGTACCTTCCTTTTTATCTATACTTTTTTCTTCATTCATTTGAAAAATACCAGTATCTTGATTTATACTTAGTGAATTTATATATTGATTCATATAATTAGGAAGTAGATTATTATTTTTAGTTTCTTGACAATAATTTTCAGAAGATAATGAACTTATATCTAAGAATAAGGAATTATAACTCATATTATTTATTGAATATTATTTTACTAGTTATAAACCTTAGTTATTTGAAATTACTTATAATAAATATATAATAAATTTAAATTTACTATATATTGGTAATGCATTTTTATTTATATACTTTTATATTAGTATAATTTAACTTTGTGCACATTGTACTTGTTCTCCATGAGGCATTTGACCACCATCACTATCATCACTCATTTGTTCTTGTAACTCTTCCACTGTAATTGCTTCGTGTGATTCTATAGTTCCATTATTTTTATTTTCGCGATTATTTTCATCAAATTCAAATAATTCACGTAACATTTTTTGTTCAGATTCATTAAATTCTCTACATTTTTCGACTTCAAATTTAATAATTAAATCACCTACTTCTTGATTTTGAAGATGTGATAATCCAAGTCCTGAAATAACACGAATTTCCTCATTAAATATTTGTCCTTTACTAATAATATTTATTGTATCACCATTAATATGATTGATTGAAAAATGCACTCCTAATAAAGACGTACCAAATTTTATTTTTTTTTCTAAAATTAAATTATTTTGCTGTACTTTAAATAAATCATGTTCTTTTACTTGAATAATAATAATTAAATCTCCCTGGTCCATATTTTTTCTAATATTTCCGACACCTTTTTTCATCATTTTTATAGATTGACCACAACCTTTTGGTATTTCAATAGTAATTTTTTTTTCTTCTGGTTTATCATTATTCATAATCGTATATGTAATTTCTTTTTCTAATCCTTGATATCCTTCTTCTAAGGTTATTTCAATAACATGTTTAATGGGTGGTGCTTTATTTTCTTGGCGACGCATATGAGGGAAAGATCCTCCACCAAATCCATGTGGTATTTCACCATTCATCTCAAAAAATCCGCTTCCCATAGGTCCACCGCCTTGCCCAAAGAATTGATTAAAAATATCATGAGGATTCACACCTGGACCTGAGGAATGTCCTTGATCATTATCAAGTGCCGCTTCTTTTCCAAAACGATCATATATATTACGTTTTTCACTATCAGATAAAATACCGTAAGCTTCTGATATTTTTTTAAATTTTTCACTATGTTCGTCTTTTTTATCAGCAGGAGCTTTATCAGGATGATATTTAATAGCTAATTTACGATACGCTTTTTTAATTTCTTCTTCTGAAGCATTTTTTGAAATGTTTAATATATCATAAAAAGATTCACTCATATTTATTAATTGGTATTTATTATAATATTGATAAGTTTTTATATTCAAAATGAAAATAAACAAAGATAAAAAGAAAATTATATTCATAAAATAAGAAAAAATAATATATATAATCACTATCTAAGAATGTAGTGCTTCTTGAGCAATTCCTTCAACATTATCTATTTGCGATTCTAAATCAACAACTTTAGATTCTAACAGTTGTATTTTTTTATCCATTTTTTGAACTAAGGCAGATAAGGATAAAATCTTATTATTTAATTTATTTATCATAAGCACTTCTGATTCTTTATTCTCTACAGCGTCCATAGTAATTTTTCAAGGGTGTAAATATCTTATTCTTTATTATTAATTTTGGAAAATAATTTCATTTTTTTCCAATATTATTATATAACATTATATTAGTATAATAACGATGCATAAAATTGCATTTTTATTTTTGACAATTGATAATCCCCATTTTCCAAAATTATGGGATTCTTATTTTCGGGGAAATAAAGAAAAATATACATTATACATTCATCCGAAAAATAGGGAAAAAGTAACGTGGAAAAATAAAAATATTATTAAAAATTTACAAGAAACTGAATGGGGCTTTATAGTACATGCATACATAGAACTATTTCGCGCTGCATATCAAGATCCTGAAAATCAGAAATTTGTGACTATTTCTGAGTCAGATGTTCCTATACAAAGTTTTTCAAAATTTTATGATGATTGTATGAGCGATGATCGATCATGGATTAAATTTAAAAAAATTAAGAACTATAATTGGAAAGAACGTATTAATAAACAACCTACAAAAGATAGACCAAAACATTTTATTAAACATTTAGCACGCTTTTGTTTAAACCGCGAACATGTGAAACAGCTTTTACAAAAAAATAAAGAACAACAATTAGTATTTTTCTACAATATGCACGTTGGTGACGAATTTTTTTTAAGTATTCTATATCCAATACATAATGTTAGAAATTTTGCGGTGACGTATGATGATTGGGATTATGTAAATATAGAATTACAGAAAATTAAAGAAAATAAGAAACATCTCTATGAACTTCAGGAAAAAAATGGTAAAAATTATAGCAATTCTTTAAAAGAATTACAAAATTTGTACAATCAAATTGCTAAAAATCCAAAATCAATTACGAATGTTCGTGATGACTTGCAGTTTATTAAACAATGTCCTTCTTATTTTTATCGTAAATTTACAAAAAAAAGTAATATATCAGATTACTGGAAAGAAATTATTCAATCTCATAATTAAGATTTTAATATTATTTTATTTAATCTTTTATAGTTTAAATCATGAAACATTTTCATGATTTATTACTAATGAACCAAGATAATTTAGAAAATAAAGAAGAAGAAGATACTTCACCCGAACTAAAATCTATTTATATTCATTATCCTTCTAAAGAATTAAAAGAAACATATATACAACATTTTCAAGAAAAAAAAATAGTACAAATAGAGTCATTTTTAACTCCTTATTTTGCGGAAGATTTATTTAAAACATCCTTATTGGAAAAAAAATGGAATCTAGCTTCTGGTTTTGGTAAAATGAAATTTGAAAAACCATTAGAACCAAAATTTGAAAATGCTAACCAATTACAAGTGAAAAATATTAATTTACATTTTAAAGAAGATGAGTTTACGTATATATTTCATCGTTCTATGAATAATAAAATTCCTTCGCGTATGGAATTTTTAATAAGACAACAACTTAGTTCTCCTGAGTTTCTATCTTATATAAACCAAATTACGAATGTAAAAGTTACACAATTGTCGACACTGTTTTTATCCAAATATAAATCGAGTCACTTTCTTGGCCCGCATTCTGATAAAGGTAATGGAAAATTAGCTTTTGTCTTGAATCTAACCAAATTTTGGAAACCGCAACATGGAGGTATATTGCATTTTT